TCCGGCAGAAGCACGAAGGGCTCGCGAACGCCTACAAGACCCTCTACATCGGGGCGGGCACGGACGCCACGGTCGTCGGCTCGAACCTGCAACAGATGGACTTCAAGGTGACGCAGGGTGCCGGCGAAACGCGGATCGCCGCCGCCTCGGGGATCCATCCGACGGTGGTCGGGCTCTCCGAAGGGCTGCAGGGCTCGTCTCTCAACGCCGGCAACTTCCCGTCTGCCAAGAGGCTCACTGCCGACAAGACGCTCCGCCCGCTCTGGCGGAACCTCGCCGGCTCGCTCCAGGTAATCGTGCCGCCGTCGCCCGGCTCGCGCCTCTGGTATGACGACCGGGACATCCCGTTCCTGCGCGAGGACGTGAAGGACGCGGTGGACGCGCTCTTCGTCCAGGCCCAGGCGATGCGCCAACTCGGCGATGGCGGATGGGAACACGACGCGGTGGTGGATGCCGTCACGTCGGGCGACCTCCGCCGGCTTTCCGGTTCCCACACGGGGCTCGTTCCGGTCCAGTTGCAACCGCCCGGTAGTTCGGGGGCGCAAGCCTTCGCCGCTCGGGGCGACTTCTGGCCGTCGTCCGGCGACTGGGTGGGCTCGGAGATCACGCGTGGCGACCACTTCGCCCCGGATCATCCGCTCGTCGCCGCCTTCCCCAGCCTGTTCGAGCCCGTCGCCAGTTGCGAACCGTGGATCGTCCGGTCGTGGTCTCCACCGCGGCAGCTCACGGCCGAACTCGTCGTCATCCCGGATAGCGACCTGGAGGTCCGGGTGCGGGCGCTCGAACTCGTCGGGCGATCGCAGATGCCGAGCCTGACCGTCAACACACCGGACGTTCACATGACTGCGCCCCCCGTGACGATCGCGGAGGGTGCCATTCAGGTGAACCTCCCCGAACCGACGGTGCCGGAGCAGATCGCGGCCGAGCCGAGCGAGACCGTCCTCGAGTACGACGATGAGGGCCGAGTCGTGCGGATCACGGAAGGACCATCCGAATGAGCGCCCGATCCGAGGCGCTCCGCGCCGCTCTTGCCGCCCCGGCCCGGCGTGCCGTACCGGCCGATCTGATCGCCGTGCTCGAAACGATCCGCGGCCCGCAGGGTCCGCAAGGTGAGCGGGGCGAGCAGGGTCCGCAGGGCGAGCCGGGCCGGGGCGGGGCCGACGGGATGGCTGGGGTCCGTGGTCCGCAGGGTGAGCGGGGCGAGCAGGGTCCGCAGGGCGAGCCCGCTCCCGTCCAACTTCGGGCCACCGTTGACCGCGACGTTCGCGGCCTGATCTCCACCATTCGCCAGGAGTTCTCGGACGGCTCCGGGGCGACCCAATCGGTGCAGCGCGACCGGGCCGGCCGCGTCCTCAAGATCATCCGTATTTGAAAGGAGAGCGATATGGCAGCCGATCCTTGGACCCTGACCAACGGGGCCGCCAAACTCATCGCCGATGGTTCCATCCCCATCGACTCGGGCGCGTTCAAGTGCGCTCTGTACACGGTGTGGAACCAGATCACGGCGGCCTCGACCGTCTATGCCGCGACTAACGAGGTCGGTGTCACGAACACCGGGTACACGGCCACCGGCGCATCCATCGACATGGTCACCGCGACCGTCACGACCAACGACGTCGCCATCACGCAGGCGGCCGTGGTGGAGTGGACGGCTGGCACGGCCAACCTCGTGGCGAAGCAGGCGGTCATCTACTACGACGGGGCGACCAAGTACATCCTCTGCTTCGCGGCGCTCGACACCGGCCACGGCGACGTGACCGCGACGAACGGCAACAAACTGCAGATCGGCGGCACCTCGGCCGCCGTCATCAACGTCACGGTCACGTAGGACCTCCGAGTCGATGGCCGTCGCATACGACACCAGTACCGAGAGCCATACCGGGACAACCGGCGGCTCGGGTGCGGCCTCGTTCACCTGGGACCACACGGGCGGTGCGTCCGCCCGTGGGGCTCTGGTGTTCGTGTTCGGTGTCGTCACGAACGCCCTCCCGCCCGTCACCAGCGTCACCTACGGCGGCACGACGATGACCGCCATCGCATACAACGCGAAGGACAGCGATACCGAGCCGGGGTCGGTCATCGCGTACTACCTCGACAACTGCGGGACGGGCACCAAGGCCGTCGTCGTCAACCGTTCCGACGCGACCCCGTGGACGCACGTCCTGTACGCCGTGTGCTACACGGTCACGGCGTCCGGGCCCACCGAGGTCTACCTCCCCGGCGTGATGACGCACGGCGGCAGCACTTCCAACACGGCGGCCTCCTCCCTCGGATCAGGCACGGGAACGGTCGCGTTGAAGTCCGTCACCGACGGTTCGCCGGGGACGAACAGTCTCCGGTTCATGGGCCGCTACCAGGGCACGTCGAACGTCACGGGGGCGGGCTCGGGCTCGTTGGCCGGGCCGTCCATCGACTTCGGCCTTTACGTCATCGACACGTTCTACGAGAGCGCAGCCGGGCAGGGAGAGCGGAACGTCGGCGGAGCGACGATCACCGACGACGTCGCCGCCATCGCCCTCGCCGTCCGCGAGATCCCACCGATCCTTGTCCAGCCCGCCGCAGCCGCCATTACCATCGGCACTGCCACACCGGCGATCGTCGCCCAGAACTACATCCTGCTCCAGCCCGCCGCGGCCGCCGTCACCGTCGCCGGCGCGACCCCGGCCGTCGGCACCCCGGTCAGCATCGCGCCCTCGGCCGCCGCGGTCACCGTCGGCACCGCCACGCCTGCGCTCGTCGCCCAGAACTGGCCGAAGGCCGAGCCGGCCGCCGTCGCGGTCACGGTGGGCACGGCCACACCGGCGGTCGTCGCCCAGAACTACCAGCTGCTCCAGCCCGCCGCGGCCGCCATTACCGTCGGGACTGCCACGCCGGCAGTCGCCCTGCCCGTGTCCGTGGCCCCAGACGCCGCAGGGATGTCCGCGGCGGGCGCCACACCTGCAGTCTGGCTCCCGGTCTCCCTTGCACCCGGAGCGGTAGCTGTCGGGATCACGAGCGCGACACCGGCGGTCGCGACATGGGTCCTCGTCCAGCCCTCCGCGGCTGCCCTGACCATCGGGATGGCGACGCCCGCCGTGAGCGCCGTCGCTGTCACCCTGGTGCAGCCGGCCGCCGCGAACGTAGCCATCGGGACGGCGGCCCCGTCCGTCACGACCACCGCGAACCTGGCCCTCCAGATGGCCGCGGCCGCGCTCATGTTCGCGGGGATGGTCCCGGACGTGGCGGCCACCGCGAACGTGATGGTCGTGCCCGGTCCGCTGGGGCTGACGCTCACCGGATATCCGCCCGTCGTCACGGTGACGGGCGACCTCCCCACGCCGAGCGTAGGCCGCTGGCGACGGGCGCCCCTTCAAACCATCGATGCGCTGGCCGACGATGAGGAAGTCCTGACCCTGCTCTATTCATAGGAGATACCCATGACCACCCCGACCCGACCCCCGAAGGACGACCTGTTCCGCGCGATGCAGTCGGGCGTGACTTCCACGGGCGGCCGGACTCAGACCTTGTAATGGAGGCCGCGTGATGGCAAAGATTGACAACGGCCCGTGGGATGGTAACGCGGCCATGACGGCGTGCGAGACGGCCGCCGATTACGAGGCCATCTGCGCCGGTCGCCGCGAGGGCGAACCATCCCAGCGCCAGACGTGGGCACTGCCGCACCACGCCCATCCGGGCGATCCCCCGAACGCCGATGGCGTGCGGGCGTCCCTGTCGCGCTTCGGCCAGACGGAAGGGCTCACGAACCGCGAGGAGGCGCAGCGCCACCTCGATGCCCACATGGCGGCCATCCAGGCCGCGGCCGAGACGACAGGGCGCGCCGAACTCCCGCCGCGGGAGAACCTTGTCCGGATGCTGATGGGCGACTCGCTCCGCGCCGAACTCGACGGGGATCGCAGCGATGGCCGTCTCGGCACCCTGTTCGGCCGCCTCATGAACTTCAACCAGTGGGCCGAGGTGAACTCGACCATTGAAGGTCACTTCATGGAGATCACGCGGTCCGGGGCAGCGACGAAGACGTTCGCCGAGAACCGGAGCCGGATGCAAGTCGTCTTCGATCACGGACAGGATCGCGGCATCGGGCGTAAGCCGCTGGGTCCCCTCGAGGATGTCTCCATTACCGACGACTTCGTGGACTACCAGGCGGCCCTGATCGATACGAGCTACAACCGCGATCTCATCCCGGGACTGCGCGCCGGCTTGTACGGCAACTCCTACCGCTTCGATGTGCCCAACGGGAAGGTTCGCTGGAACGATCGGCCGACGCGCTCGGCCGACAACCCGCAGGGCTTGCCCGAGGCCGTGATCTCCGAGATGCGGATCAAGGAATTCGGGCCGACGCCGTTCCCGGTGTACGCCGGGACCTCGGCTGGCGTTCGCTCCATGACCGACGACTACCTCCTTCGCCAACTCACCGTTCGCTCGGAGCCGGGGCCCGACCCCACTCCGGAGCCGGAGCCGGGGCCCGATCCCACTCCGGAGCTTGCAGCGGTCGAGCCGGCCATCGTCATGCCGCCCCCGCCCGTCGTGGTGGTGCCAGCGGCGCCCATTCGGCGCTTCCGCTCGAATGCCGAGTGGATCGCCTATCTCACGAAACGCTGATGTGAAGATCCCGGCCCTGCCCGAGTGCGAGTGAAGGCAGGACAGCCGGCCCTCCCTACTCGCGGGAGTACCTCAATGCCGTTCGCAATGACCGACCTCGATGCCCTGCGCACGCTCGAGGAGTGGCAGAACTACCAGGGGCAGGTGCGCGCCCGCATCCAGGAAGTCGACGCGTCGTTTGCGGGTCGCCCGTTCGATGACGTGACCCGTAGCGAGTGGGCTGATCTCAAGGAGATCGACACTCGGGCCGCGGACACGATCGTCGAGCTGAAGGCTCGCATCGCAGACGTGGCCCGGGTCGCCCAGCGCACCGGGACCCTCGAGGAGCCGGTCAGGGCCGTCGACTTCTCGAATCGGACGATCGTCACGCCGACCCGTCACGTTCCCGAAGACGTCTACGCCCTCGACCAGTACCGCTCGCTCTCGAACTCCGAAGAGCAGATGGCCCAGGCGTATCGCGACGGCGCGATGCGCTCCGTCGAGCAGTCCACCTATCCGCACCCCAAGGCCGATCAGGATGCCTTCCGGGGCCACATCGCCACCCTGCTCGACTACAAGGACAGCCCCGACAAGGAACTCGCCCGTCGCATCCTGGTGACGGGCAGCCCTGTCTACAAGCGAGCCTTCACCAAGGCCATCGTCGGCACGCCGCTCTCCAATGACGAGATCCGCGCCGCGGCCCTCGCAGTGACCGGCACCACCACCACGGGTGGCTGGATGGTGCCCTACGTGTTCGACCCCACCCTCATCCCCATCGGCGCAGCCGTGAACAACCCGTTCCGGGCGCACTGCCGCGTCGAGCAGATCGTCGGCGGAAACGCCTGGACCGCCGTCAGTGCGACGGCCGTCGTTGCCATCTACGAGGCCGAGGCAGCGGCGGCCACCGAGGCCGCTCCGGCGATCGGTCGTCCGACGATGACCGCGCAGCGGGCCTCCACCTTCATCTCCCTCTCGAACGAGACGCTTCAGGATCGCCCGGACCTCCCTGGCGAGCTGGCCGTCCTCATCCAGGAGGGCAAGGATGTCCTCGAAGAGGCCCAGTACGCGGGCGGCACCGGCGCCACCGTCTACCCCTTCGGGATGTTCACGACCCTCGCCTTCGCCAACCTCGACTCGATCACGAACGACACGACCGCGGTCGCGGACATCTACGCGATCGAGGCGAAGCTGCCCATGCGCTACCGCCGCAACGCCAAGTGGTTCATGAGCCGTGCGACGCTGCACAAGTGGCAGGCGTTCGAGACGGTCTACGGGACCTATTTCGGCGGCCAGAACTACGCCTACGCGGGGACGCCCGTCGACGCGGCCAACGGAGACACCGGCGTTCGGATGCTTGGCTATCCGATCATCGAGGTTCCCTCGGCGCCGCACGCTTCGACCGACTTCGTCACGGACGGCGTGATCCACACGGTCTTCGGCGATCCGAAGACCTACGTCATCGTCGATCGCATCGGGATGAGCATCGAGGTCATCCCGCACCTCTTCGACGGCGCAGGCAAGCCCAAGGGCCAGCGCGGCATCTTCGCGATGTGGCGCAACACCGCCCGGCCGTTCATCGACGGTTCGGACGGGATGGTTTCCTTCAGCGTCCAGTAAGCCAACGGGGGAGCGGGGGCGGTCCACCGCCGTCTCCGCCCCTCATCCAGCAGAGGAGCACCTCAATGGCGAAGGCAGAGCCCGCCACCATCTACACCGTGCTGGACTCCTTCGACGGCGAGGTGGGCGGGGAGACGATCCATTGCCGGAGGGGGATGCCATTCGAGGCTGACCATCCGGCCGTCAAGAAGTGGCCCGAGAAGTTCGGCCCCTTCACGTTCCCCTACCCGGTCCGGCGCGCCGAACCGCGCATCGAAGAGGCGACCGCCGCGCCGGGCGAGAAGCGGGGCGTGTGATGTCCTACACGTACACGAACATCGCGGCGGCCCCAACCGCCGATGACAACGGCTACGTCGTCTCCGTTGACATGAAGGTCGGCGCCTATGGCCTGGCCGCCACGGTGCCGGGCTACGGGGCGCGTCACGTCACGCTCAAACGGACGGTCGTCGATGCCGTGGACACACCGGGCACCGTCGTCGTCGTGGGGAAGGATCTCGCGGGGCAGGCGCTCACCGAGACGCTCATCCCCGGCGCGAACGGGGTCACTGTCACGGGCACCCAGTTCTTCAAGTCCATCGTTTCGATCACCGGCGTCGCCTGGGTGATCGGCGGGACCGACGAGGACACGATCATCTTCGGCTGGGATGCCGTCAACGCCGTGGCAACGGGTGGTGGCGTCTTCCACGGCATCGTCGTGAACACGACTGCGGCGGGGGCGATCACGATCACCGACGCCCGCGGCGTGATCGCCGTCATCAAGGCCAGCGTCGCCGAAGGGTTCTATGGACCCTACGACGTGGCTTTCTCGGGCTATCTCCGCGTCGAGACGGCAGCGGCCTCTGACATCACCGTCCTCCATTCCGAGTCCATGCCGATCTAGAGATGCGGATCGTCTGCGGCTGGTGCGCGCACGCCACGCCTCCCGGGCCATGTGACTACTGTGGGCGCGACCCCGTGGTCCCGTGGCTTCAGCGTGGCGCAGCGCCACCGTCCGCGGACCACGATCCCGACCAGGGCCGCCCGGCGCTGGAACCCCGCGAGGTCCGGGCTCGATACGACGAAGCCCGTGCCGCCCTCGTCGCTGCCGGACGAGAGCCGACCATCGAGGCCATCGCCGAGCGGCTCGACCGCAGCCCGCGAACGGTGAGAGCGTGGAAGCAGCGGTTCGGGTTGTGATGCCCTCTCATGGCTCAGCCGTCCCGGTGCCGGAATGGATTGAGCGCGATCTCGGTAGCCGTAGCTCGCACCAGGGTCGGATCCCATCGGAGCGGAACGGGGTAGCCGTCGGGAGTCTGACGTGCGAGCAACTCACGACGTTGGGCCTTGGAACGCGGCCGTTTGGCGAGCATCCGGGAGAAGGCCCGTTCGTAGAGAAGGTCTTCACGGGGAGGGTCGATCAGTCGTCGCGCCTGATCCTTGGTCGGGTCCATCCCATCCTCCAGACGGGCAGCCCCGCCCGCCGGTTGTGGCGGCAGGCGGGGCATGAAGATGCGGCTCCACAACAGCCGATCCACAAATGGTACGCCGCCGCGTCAATGTCTGCCGCTTCCCCGCCTAGTAACGGCCATGCCCCTACCCGAGGATTCCTAACATGACCACGGCCATCGGCTCGTATGCCACTCTCGTCGGCGTCAAGGCACGGCTGTCCGGCACCTTCGACTCCGCCGACGACACGCTGCTCGGGACGCTCTGCGATCAGGTGAACCAGTTCATTGAGTCGTCCGCGGGCTGCGGTCGCATTCTCGCGCCGCGCCCGGTCGGATCCGGCGTGGCATCGGCCAACGAGATCCAGTCCGTGACGCTGGCAAAGGGCGGGGGCGCCGTCACCGGCGGGACGTGGACGTTGACGTTCAACGGTTCGACCACGACGGCGATCCCGTGGAACGCCGATGGGGCCGCCGTCGAACTGATCCTCGAAGCGCTCCCCACCGTCGGGGCTGGCAACGGCACCGTGACAGGTGCGGCAGGCGGGCCCTACGCAGTCGAGTTCACGGGGGCGCTCGCCGGGCTGGCGCAGTCGCTCATGACGGCCTCCGCCGCCGGCCTGACCGTGGTTCCCTGCACCGCGACGGTAGCCCTCGTCTCGACGCCACAGACGGCGCTCTACTACTTCGACGGCGACGGGAGCCGTGTCCTCTGGGTCGACCACCGCGCGATCTCCGAGCTGGCCGTGGCGACGCAGACGGGCGGCTCGTACACCGTCCTCCCGGCTACCGACTACTTCAGCCGCCCACTGCCACAGGACCGCTCCCCCGGCTGGCCCGCGACGCGGATCGAGCTGTCCGATTACCCGACGGGCAGCGCGTGGTGGTTCTGGCCCGGTTATGCCACCGTGCGGGCCAAGCTCGTTCTCGGTTGGTCGGCAATCCCCGATGACATTCAGGGCATCGCTCTCACGGCCGTCGTGCGTTCCTGGCAGGCTCGCCAGAGCGGTCAGACGGACATCGTGGGTACCGATGAGACGGGCGCGCCAATCGTGTCGCGCTACATCCCCGCCGCCGACTGGGCAACGCTGAAGGCGTACCGCGTGGCGCCGCCCGTCGGATGAACCTCCTGACGATCGCCGACGCGCTGGCGGCCCGCTTCGCTCCGGGCCTCGTCACCCCGCCTGCCGGGCGCAAGAACGTCACGGCCGCCACGGCCCGCCCGCCGAACGCGATCCCGAACACGCCCTACGTCGTGGCGTGGGCCGACTCAGGCGAGGTCACGTTCCCGCCGGGGCAGATGCTCGGCGAGCACGAGTTCAAGGTGACGTTCTATTACTCCAAGAGCGAGGCCGACATCCCGCGCGAGTACGCGGCGCTCCTCGATTGGGTCGGCGTCCTGCTCGCCCGGCTTGCCGGCCAGACGCAGCTCGGCGTGACCGGCGTCAAGAAGGCGATCCCGATGCGCTGGGAGATCGGGACGGCCCGCTACGCCGATATCGTCTATGAGGCGATCACCCTCACCGTCCACGTCTGGACGGAAGACAACGTGACGCTCACGCCATGAGCGTCATCGCCGTCGACGTGCGTGGCATCCCCGAGGTGAAGGCCGCCCTCGGCAAGATGGAGGGGCCGGCAGCAAAGAAGATGCTCCAGCTCGCCACGAAAGAGGGCGGCAAGGTCCTGAAGAAGGCGGTGCAAGCCGAGGCACCGAAGGGCGCGACTGGCAAGCTCCGGCGCTCCGTTTCGGCACGGACCGTCAAGCGGAACCGCCCCGGCACGGTGATCGCCCCGCGCCCGAAGGTCGCGTTCTACCGTCACATGGTCATCGGTGGGACACGGGACCACGGGCCGCGCAACCCGGCCAACCGCTTCCTCATCTTCCGCGGGCGCGGCGGCGAGAACGTCATGGTGCCGCGCGTCAAAGGCAACCCGCCCAATCCATTCGTCTCCCGCGGCTTTGACCGCGGCCAAGCGGCCGCGATGGCCGCGCTAGAGAAGGTGGTCGACGACTACCTGGACAGCCTGTAGGAGGCCACCGTGAGCGAAGCCGTTTTCAACATCGTCCAACTGGCCCAACAGGTGGACACCACGACCGCCATCGCGGCCAAGAAGCTCTTCCCCGTCGATGCCGGGTCCGTGATCGACGAGGACCGCAGCCCGTCCAGCCCGGATGAGGACTACGGTGAGAACGCCATCGGTCAGCCCGACCGTGGCGCCTACGGCCTCCGCGGCGCCACCCTCAACCTCGCCGGCGAGGTCCGGGCCGAGGACTTCATCGAGCTGCTCTCCATGCACGCCAAGGGCGGCGTCACGGCGACGGGCGGGGCCACGGCCTACTACTGGGCCTACCCGTGGGACCTCACCTCCGACACCGTGAAGCGATACACCATCGAGGGCGGCACGGTCGACACGCCCAATGACCAGTGGCGGGCCGTCGGCTGCATCTGCAACTCGCTGGAGATCGGCTTCGACGCGCTCACGGCCCCCGGCAACTCGCCGTGGCGGTACACGGCCGGCATCGAGGCGCTCTACCGCGAGCGATCCGATCTGACATCCTCGCTGGCGCCGTACTCGCCGCTCGAAACGCTGGAAGGGCACATGACGCAGCTCTTCCAGGGCGCCACGACGACCGCCTACGACTCGCTAGCCGAGGCTACCGCGACGCTCAAGTCGTTCAAGCTGAACAGCGAACTCAACCGCGTGCGCCGCGCCTACGGCGGCTCCGTGGACTACGCCTCCGGCTGGGGCTACTCCGGGCGCAAGGCGCTCACCTTCACGGCTGAAGTAGCAATCAATGCCACCACGCATGTCGGCGTCTCGGACGTGTTCGAGACGGCCGGTAGCACGATGGTGGAGCGGCGCTGGCGCATCGTGGCTCGAGGCTCGCGGCTCACCACGCAGAACGAAGTTCAGACCGTCTCATTCAACGATACCCCGACCGGCGGGACGTGGACCCTGAGCTTCGACGGCTACACCACGTCGGCGCTCGCGTGGAACATCACCAAGGCCGATCTTCAGACAGCGCTCCGGCTCCTGCCGAACATCGCCACCGTCACCGTCACCGGCACGGACGGCGGCCCGTACACGATCACCTGGACGGGCGCTCGCGCGGCTTCGGTCGTGCCGATGCTCGTCGCCAATGGCACGCTACTCACCGGGGC